AAAAATGAGGAATTGAAAAATGAGGAATTGAAAAATGAGATACTGATACAGCAAGAGGGAGTGGCAGGTATTAAAGTTATAGATGTAAAATTAGAAGATTTAAAACCATACAAGAGAAATCCAAGGAAGAACAATTTAAGTGTAGAACCATTAAAGAGATCGATACAGAAGTATGGGTTTAATGTTCCGTTAGTAATAGACAACAATGGAGAGATAATAACAGGGCATACAAGATACATAGCGGCTAAGGAGTTAGGCTTAAAGAGTGTACCATGTGTGAGGAAAGAAGATTTAAATAAAAAGGAAATAAAAGAATATAGGATAGCTGACAACAAAGTAGCGGAACTTTCCGAATGGGACGAACCTTTACTAAGTTTAGAGATAGATGAATTAGTAGGATTAGGAAGTGATTTAACAGATATAGGATTCAGCAAGAAAGAATTAGACGATCTGTTAGACTTCGATAATTTAGAATGCACTTATGATGAAGAACCTGTAAAAGTATCTGCTAAAAAGGAAGTTGAATGCCCCGAATGCGGGCATAAATTCACACCATAAACTACAGAGGAGGGGGATAAAATGAACGAACAAAACCTAATCAAGATAGACACACGACCACCGGAAGAACAGTTTGCATTACGATCAAAGGGTGGGAAAAGCAGTCAAAAGAAAATAAAAGAGCGTAAAGAAGAAGAACGCAAGAGGAACTCTTTAATTGAAATATTAAAGGGATTTTTATTTTCTGAAGTAAAACCGAAAAAGTTAAAGAGCCTATTAAAATCCACAGGAGCGAGCGAAAACGATTATGGTTCTGCATTAGTAGCGGCAACGATACTAAAAGGCATAAACAAAGGCGACATGAATTCACTTGTCAAGTTAATAGAAATACTTGGAGAAAGTGAAGAAAACGTTAAACGAGAAACCGAAGCAGACAAATCGTTTAATAATCTTATTGAGGCAATAAAAAATGTTCGAGAAACTAAATGAGAAACAGCGATTATTCATGCAAGAGATGGTTGAGGGGCGAGGAGCGAGGATAAACTTGCTTCAAGGATCGGTAAGAAGCGGAAAAACCTTTGTAAGTCTACTTGAATGGATATTATATGTAGCTGAAGCACCTGAGGGCAGTCCTTTATTGATGGTTGGAAAGACAATAACGTCATTAAAGAGAAACTGCCTTGTTTTATTGGAATCATTAATACCAAAAGAGAAGTTCAGTTATTCAATAACGAAAAAAGAAGCAGTAATGTTCGGCAAAATAGTGTACTTAGAGGGAGTCAATGACGCACGAAGCGAGGGCAAGATACGAGGAATGACGTTATACGGCGCATATTGTGACGAATTGACGTTATTTACGGAAGATTTCTTCGAAATGCTAATGACGAGGTTGACGTTACCTAATTCTAAATTATTTGCCACAACCAACCCTGATACACCAACGCATTGGTTAATGAAGAAATACATAATGCGTGAAGAAGAATTAAATCTGAAGATATGGAACTTTTATTTAGACGATAACGATAATATACCTAAAAGTATCATAGATGACATGAAAAATGAGTATACAGGTGTATTCTACGACAGATTTATATTAGGTAAATGGGTATCGGCAGAGGGAATCATATACACAAAATTTGCAAACAACAAAAACCAATACATAGCGAAACATATTCCTGTATCTGAACTTCAGAATATATATATCGGAATCGACTATGGCGCAAGCAGGTCAAAAACAGCGTTTATAGCCGTTGGATTAACAAGAGGGTTACATACTGTCTATGTGTTGGAAGAAGCGGTATACGAGGGAGTAAACAGTCCGGAAACGCTATACGAAAGATTTTTTCAATTTTACAAAGAAATAGAGGGCAAATATGGGGCTGTTACTACTTGTTTTGGTGACTGGGGTGGATTGGGTCAAGTACAGAATAAAGGACTTCAAAACTATTTCTATCAACAGGACAAGCCGGTAAGGATACTTGACTGTATCAAAGCGAGGATCATAGACAGAATCAACTTAACGTGTAGGCTTATAGGCGCAGGCAGATTTTATGTTCATGAAACATGCCCTGAGGTAATAGAAGCATATTGCAACGCTGTATGGGAAAAAGACAAAGACGATGTAAGGTTAGATAACGGCACAGTAAATATAGACGTAATTGACGCCACAGAATACGCACTTAGTAGTGTAATGGGAAGTCTTGTCAAGTCTTTCAATAGGGGGTATTAGAATTTAGTAATAAAGTGTCATTGACAAGCATAATATCATATAATATAATATATTAGTAATATAAAATGTTATGGAGTGTGATTTTATGATATACTCAAATTTAAGTGTAAGAATTGAAGAACCTGTAAAAGAAAGTTTTAATAATCTTTGTGAAAGAATGGGAATGAATGCGAGTGTAGCGGTAAATATTTTTGTAAGGACTATGCTCAGAGAGAAGAAAATGCCATTTGAAGTTAAAGATTTTGACCCTTGCCTTATAGAGGATAATTAGTGTACATTACGATAATTAATTATAAAAATTAAAAAGCTCCATATAGGAGCTTTTTTTATACTCAAAAATAATCTCGGAGGTGGTAACGTGACACTAAATGATTTTTTCAAGAGCGTAGGCTACGATATAGCGGTTCTTGAAACCGGATTTAAATCAATAAACAACTATTTGAGTTGGTATAAGGGATTTGTAGAGAGTTTTCATAGGTACTACATATTCAACGGAGAAAAAAAGGTAAACAGAAACAGATATTCTCTTAATTTACCTAAAAGATTATGTGAAAACTTTGCAGATTTACTCATGAATGAGAAAGTGCAGATAACATTAGGGTCTGATGAATATACCGAAACGATAAACGAGATATTAACCGCCAATAATTTCTGGGTTAAAGCAAATCAAGGGGTAGAAAAGGCGTTTGCGTTAGGTATTGGTAGTTTTCTGTTATCTCTTGATTCAAGAACTCAAAAAATAAAGATTCAATTTGTAAATGCAAGCAATATATATCCATTAACGTATGACAGTAACGGAATCACTGAATGTGCTTTTGTTAGCGATACTATCACTTTTAACAGAGATACGTTTAAGTCAGAGAAAATCAAGAATGTACAACTGCATAACCTTGACGAGTACGGGAACTATGTGATACGGAATTATCGGTTTATAGTCAGTGAGGACGGGAACTTAACGCAAGTGAAAGTTGAGGATATACCTGAAGAAATACAAACAGGTGCACCTAATAGGTGGTTTATTCCGATAACACCGAATATTACGAACAATTTGGATTTAGACAGTCCGTTTGGAATCCCGATATATGCTAACAGTTTAGATACATTAAAGGCGATAGATTTAACTTTTGACAGTTTCGTAAACGAGATACAAAACGGAAGAAAAAGGTTATTCGTAACGCAAGAAGCCATGAAAGTATCGTCAACAACCGGAAGTTTCCAAAACTCATTCGACCCACAAGATGTAGTGTTTTACTTGTTAGAGGGCAATTTCAATGACGCAAACAGTCATTATGTTCAAGAAGTAAATGGAGATTTGAGAATTGCTGACCTAAGAAATGCAATACAGACACATCTTGACTTACTTGCAATAAAGTTAGGGTTAGGCGACCAGTATTTCAAGTTCGAGCAAAATAATGCAACAAAAACAGCCACAGAAGTAATAAGCGAGAACTCTGACCTATACAGGACAATAAAGAAACACGAAAAAGTCTTAGAAAACGCATTAACTGAACTTGTAATGTCAATTATAGCGATAGGAAACTCTGAACATTTGTTTTCAATATCTGATCCGGCAATAGTAATAGACTTTGACGATTCAATTATTGAAAGTAAAGAACAAATGAGGTTACAAGACAGGCAAGACGTAGCTATGGACGCTATGGGATTACCCGAATATCGTATGAAATGGTACGGAGAAGATGAAGCCACAGCCAACGCTAAGATAGACGCAATAAAGGCGCAAGGCGAATCTGATGAGAAACTTACGTTTATAGAGGGTGATATAAACTAATGTCAGCTATTGGAAAAGATATAAACCAACTTGCTCATAATATTAAAAAAGGTATTAGAGATATGACCGACGGGGACTTGATTATTTTAGGAGAATTTTTGACTTCTCATGGATTTGTTTGTAAAGGAGTCGGAATTGACTCCAAATGGGAATTTGATGAAGAATCAAGACACACTATTTTTACCGGTAAATTTGAGTATTTAAAAGGGCTTTTCCCTGTACCTAACTATTTTATTAATGGAGAAAATGATTGTGGATAAAACAAACTATCTATACGCTTCCACTGACAAATTAATCAGTATGTATGATGATCTAACAAGGTATGCGCTTGATGATATAGTCACAAGAGTGCTTCAAAATGGCGTAATTACCGGTACTTCGGAGTATCAGATATGGAAACTCCAAGAAATGGGATACCATTTAGACAAGATACGCATATACATAAAGCAAATGACTAAATATTCAGATCAAGAGATAGATAAGATATTCAATGGTTCGGGGATAGATTACTACAAATCGGTAAACAAAATATCAATAGATTATGGCATGGATACGCCCTTAGCATTAAACACATCCCAGTTTATGGACGATGTGTTTTCTTATTATGTCAGGTCGACCAAAGGTACAGTAAATAACCTTACAAAAACTACGATAAATTCAAGTCAGAACTTACTGATAGATAAGTTAGACCAAGTGCATTTCAGAGTAGTAACAGGCATGCAAAGTTACCAACAAGCGATTTCGGAAGCTGTCAAAGAAATAGGAATGTCGCAGTTAAAAGTAACGTATCCAAGCGGTCGGCAAGAGAACATAGATACAGCGGTGCGCAGATCAGTAATGACGGGAGTAAATAAATGTTTTGCTGATATGAACCTAATACGGGGAAACTCAAATGGGTTTAACTATGTATTGGTGAGTTCGCATTTAGGCGCAAGACATGTTCCGTTTCCGTCACCTGAATATTTATCTCACGATATTTGGCAAGGCAAAGTTTACGAGGTAAATTGGAGTTCGGTTCCAATAGCGAATATGATTTTTGGGGGTATAAACAATGTATAGTAACGATCTTAAAACAATTTTAGACGATGTTCCTGCTTTAAAAGAAGATTACGCAACAGACCATATATCGGCGGTAGAAGCAATCGGAACTAAACTCGACACAATAGATACCACACTCGCAACAATAACAACGGCAATCAATGCCTTAACTACAGTTTTGACACCGTCGGAAGGTTAATCTATAACCCAAATATATCTATCTCATCTGGCTTGAATTTATCGTAGTTATACAGGAGGTAATGTACATTGGATAACGCACTGTCAGAACAATTAATAAATACCTTAAAGGAAATGACAACAATCATATATTCAAGGTTAACCGATATGGTTGCTATGGCTGAATCTCTTAAAGACACTGTCAAAAGGTCAGGTATAACACTTGAAGAAATGTCGGCAAGGTTAAAGGAAATCGAAAGCACACTATACAATCACCTATAAGGAGGAAGAAACAATGGAAAAACGTGAACTTGAAGATATAGTATTTAATACTCTGGAAACAATATTTGAAAAAAATCCGCCTATAGATACCGACCATTTTTGCACCGATCTAATAAAAGCACTAAATAAAATAAGCAAAAGTTTAGACAATATCGATAAACGATTATTTGATATGAATTTTTCAAATAATTGGCATTTAGATAGTTAGGGAGGAATTAATAATGGCTAATAATACAGTGCCATCATGGCTTGAACCATTTATAACGGCTGACGCTTATGTGGCATTAAAGGCACAAATAGAACAAATAGACCCTCAAAGCAGAGAAGAAATGATCTTAAAATACATAGCACTTCGAGTATTCGATACACTGACAATCAAAGTCAATGGTACAGAAGTGGCGCAGTATGACGGAGATACACCAACGGAAGTGGATTTGGATATTCCGATAATAACTTATGGAAGTGGCGTACCGACAGGAGGAACTAATGGTGATGTCTATTTGAGGTATGCGTAATGGAATGTGCTTTTTTGGCTTTGATACTATATTCCATAAACCCAACAATACTACCTAATTGGGCGTGGACTACTTTTTGGGTGTTTTTGTTTATTTTTAAAGCTGTTGATGTAGTAAGCGCAATCCCCGGCGTAGAATAAGAGGTGATTAAATGTCTATATTATATATAAATAAAGCCCATGGATTACCTGATTTGGACTTAGAACTTACCATATCCGGTACAAGTGTAACCGCAAAGTTATATTCGGCGAACAATGCAGGCGGATATTTCAATTATGAAGCAGGAATTGAATACGCAATATACGCAGGTGGCACAGGATTTACTATAAATTCGGGTGCTTTTTCTTATACTACAAGCGGAGAACTTATCAAAGAACAATCGGGAACAATAGGCACCGGAAATTTAACAGTAACGTGTACTTGTAACGGCGGAGGAAGTCCATGTTTTAGTGCTTCCGATACATCACAGCCGACATACAATTCCGATAAATCTTCAGGGATAATCATAAGCAAATTAATCGTGAATCAAGTATCCGCAAGTTACATGAGCGATCACATGTCAGAAACATTACTTTTATCGTATTCGATGTCGGAATCACCATCTAATTTGAGTTTTACAGGTACATATCTTGAACGTTCAATGAGTGCAAGTTTTACGGCAGGTAGTGGAGCGTTCCAAAGTTTCACAGTAAAACCAAAAGCAACATCTACAGGTTCTGTAATAGCGACATATTCAAAAGATTATACAGGGTGGACGTTTTCAGATACCGAACTTATTGAAATATATAACGGCGCACAAAGTGCAGAAGTATCGTTACCGAACGCAAACATCTATCTTGAACTGACGGTAACAACAGCAGATGGATTCGTAACAGGGACATTCCCGATAGAAGTAGGTGGTACAGGTTGGGTAAATGACGCAGGCACATGGAAACGTACAGTACCATATCAGCCAAGCACTCAAGAGCCTTGTATTATGTACATGAAAATCAATGATACATGGAAAAGGGGGAACCCATAATGGCAAATAATACTCCGACCCCATGGCTTGAACCATTTATAGTAGAAAACGCATATACGGCAACAAAAGAAGATATTACTAAAATCCAATCTCAAAGTGGCAAGACCGAACTCATAGAAAAATACAAAGTGGTAGGTGAACTCGAAAATGTCAGTACCTAATTGGCTTTCTGTTTTTATGACAGA